TGAGGGCCATACAGAGTATGATAATGTAAGTGATACACCTAGTAGGTGGTCATCTTATGTAAATGCTAGGGCATTAGACCTTTATAATGCTATGCTTAATAGCGATGTCGCCCCTGAGATGGCCAGAATGACGCTCCCGCAGTCCACCATGACTGAGTGGTACTGGTCAGGTAGTCTTGATGCCTTCGCTGACATGTGTCGGCTACGTTGTAAAGAAGACACACAGTACGAGAGCCGTTTGGTAGCTGACCAGATCAGTGCGAAGATGTCGGAGTTGTTCCCAGTAAGCTGGGATGCTCTAATTAGCAATTCGTGACGATCCTAATAGACAAATGGAGAAACAGAATGACTTGGCACTATCAACTAATGAAGCACACAGAGCCTGATGGCGAGGTCTGGTATGGGATACATGAGTTGTACGAGGGTAACGGTTACAGCTCCAACCCAGAAAGCATCAGAAGTCACGACAAAGACGACATCAAGTGGATGCTAGAGACTATGCTAGGCGACATTGAGAAACATGGGGTGAAAGACTATGAGTGACTACAAAGTAGACGCAGCAACTAAAGAAGAGTGGGCTGAACGAGCATGGAATGCAGAAGACAAACTCTCCTTACTTTTAGATAACCTCATTACATTGAAGGCTAGACTGAAGAAGTGGGACAACCAAGATTACGTGTATTCATACATCAACGCTATGCTACAAGAGCTAGAGGAGTACCACTAATGTTTACCGTAGAGTTTGAGTCTGATGCTTCTATCATTACTACACTAGACGAGCGTGATAAATTTGAAGACGTTGAAGTTATTCTGGCAGATGATGGCTCTGTTTACATGAGACAGTTTGACAATTCTTTAGAGGAGTATCAGATGCTCTTCATGTCATACCAACAGGTGCTAGACATATTTGCTGCACTAAGCAGTAAAGAAGGCGCTTACTATGCAACACCCAAGGACACAAAATGAATGTAGCGATGTTTCTAAATGGTGCAGCTTTTATGTATCTCTTAGGTGTGGTACTACTGTATTCCATTACAGAGCCAGAGGATGAGAATGAAGACCCTTATGCCGCTGACAAGTTTTCGCTGATGTGGCCTTGGGTGGCTGTAATGACTATTATATATTGGGTTCGGGGAGAGAACGACGATGACGATGGAACTAGCACTGATTAAGACGCTCCTAAAGCGTGACTTCTATGACCAACACAAGGGTATCAGATGCCCAGATAAGATCTTCACTAAGGACATCCGTAAGATCAAGCAGACACTAGATCATGCTATGAACAACTACGATGGCGACCTCAACATGGCTGACCTAGAAGCGCTGTTCTATGCACAGAACCAGACCATGACTACAGCTACAAAGACTGCATACGGTGATCTATTCCGTAAGATGGATAAAGCTGATGTAGTCAAAGAAGAGATTGCAGACACAGTGCTAGGGCAATTGTTCCAGCAGTATGTAGGCGATCTTGTAGCTAACCTAGGCTTTGACTTCGTTAACGGGTCACAGACATCCTTGGAGCCTCTACGCCGCATCTTGGATGACTACAAAGATGACTTCACACCCAATGTTAAGATCACATGGGAAGACATCTCTATTGACCGTCTGCTTGAGGCTAACGATCTACAGACACAGTGGAAGTTTAACATCCCTAGTCTACAGCGTAAGGTCGAGGGTGTTAGTGGGGGTCACCTACTTCTGGTTGGCGCACGTCCCAACACAGGTAAGACATCCTTCCATGCATCACTGATTGCTGGGCCTGGGGGTTGGGCGCATCAAGGAGCCAAGTGCGTAGTCTTGTGTAACGAGGAGGCATATGAGCGTGTAGGCGCACGTTACTTGAGTGCTGCTGCTGGTATGACTATGGAAGAGGTTAAGGGTAACGTGACGCTGGCCCGTTCACGCTATGAGCCAGTACGTAAGAACATCCGTATTAAGGACAGCACAAACAAAGACATGCAGTGGGTTGAATCCCTAGTGAAGCAAGAACGTCCTGACATCCTGATCCTAGACATGGGTGACAAGTTTGCATCTAAGACCAGTGACAAGTCAGACGTATACCTCAAGGATGCAGCCATCTATGCACGTAACATCGCTAAGCAGTACAGTTGCTGCGTAGTCTGGATGTCACAGCTAAGTGCGGTAGCAGAAGGTAAGGTCATTGTGGATCAGTCCATGATGGAAGGCTCCAAGACAGGTAAGGCTGCTGAAGCTGACCTGATGGTCTTGATCAGTAAGAACCCTGTAGTCGAAGGTGCAGACGAGCAAGACACTCAGCGACACTTGAACATCGCTAAGAACAAGCTTAAAGGTGGCTGGCATGGTGTGGTACACTGTGAGTTGGATGGTGGGCGCAGCCTATATAGCGCATAGAGGAGAGATGGATGAGACTGGTATTAGACGTTGAGAACACTACACAAATGCGTAACGACAAGTGGCACCTTGATCCGTATGAGGAGGGTAACTTCCTTGTGCAGGTTGGGATGCAGAATGCGGATAATGCCGAAGAGACATTCATTGTTAACATTGATCACGTAGAAGCTAAGGATACCAGTGGCGCTGGGCGTAAGCTTATCCAAGATATCCTAGATATGACTACGCTTCTGATCATGCATAATGCCCAGCACGATCTTATGTGGTTGTGGGAGTGTGGCTTTACATATGACTGTGACATATATGACACAATGTTAGCGGAATACATCTTACTGCGAGGCCAGAAGGATAGCCTTAGCCTAGACGGATGCGCCCAGCGCAGACAGCTAACTTCGCAAAAGGATGACACTCTCAAGAAGTACTTCAAGGATGGTTACAACACCAACGAGATCCCACTGAAAGAGCTTACGTTCTATCTTCAGGCTGACCTAGATACGACACGAGAACTGTTTCACGCTATTGAGGCAGACTATAGTGAGCCAGAGGCGCAGTCGTTAGCTAAGGTTAAGGCTGTTACGTTTGACACATGTAAGACGCTTACACGTATGTACATGGCAGGTTTCAAGGTGGATCGTGTTGCCCTTGATGCAGTTCGTAAAGAGTTTGAGCAAGAGAAGGCAGACATCGAAGACAGACTACAACACAAGGTGCGTGAGATCATGGGTGACACACCTATCAACCTCAACTCACCAGAGCAGATGTCGCAGGTAGTTTTCTCCCGTAAGATCAAAAACAAGAAGGAGTGGGCTACTCTATTCGAGTATGCCAATGATAAGAAAGAGTTCACACAGGCTGTAGAGGCTAACAGCACTCTGATCCGCCGCACTAAAGCTTTCACCTGCCCTGACTGTAAGGGTCAAGGTAAGGTGTTTAAGATCAAGAAGGATGGCACAAAGTTCTCTCGCCCCAACAAGTGCAAGGACTGTGATGCTCGTGGTTACCAACTAAAAGAGACAAACATATTAGCTGGACTAGCATTTGCTGCACCTACAAAGAAGTGGGTCAGCGCCAATGGTTTCAGCACAGGAAAGGACAACCTAGATGTACTCATTGGTACGGCTAAGACAAAGGGTATGGAAGAAGCAATCAGCTTTCTTACTGACCTCAAGCGTCTGTCTGCTGTTAGCAGCTACCTATCTTCCTTCGTCGAAGGCATTGACACCTTCACCAAGAAAGATGGCTACTTACACGTAGGTCTAACACAGCACGTCACTGCTACTGGGCGTTTCAGTGGTCGTAACCCTAATATGCAGAACATGCCTCGTGGCGGCACATTCCCTGTTAAGCGTGTGTTCATATCACGCTGGGAGGGCGGTCACATCCTAGAGGCAGACTTTGCACAGCTAGAGTTTCGTACTGCTGCATACCTATCGCAAGACCCTGTAGCTATTGCAGAGATTGCAAACGGCTTTGATGTTCACAGCTACACTGCACAGGTTATCACAGATGCTGGACAGCCTACTACACGCCAGCAAGCCAAGGAACATACCTTTGCTCCTCTCTTCGGGGCTACAGGGTATGGCAGAAGTAAGGCAGAAGAGGCATACTACATCCACTTCAACGAGAAGTATGAAGGTGTAGCTGCTTGGCACAAGAGCTTGGCAGATGAAGCAGTACGCTTCAACAAGATTACCAGTAAGTCTGGGCGGCAGTATGCTTTCCCAGATGTTAAACGTAACCAGCGTGGCGGTGTATCACACTTCACTATGATCAAGAACTACCCAGTACAGGGCTTTGCTACTGGTGATGTGGTTCCTGTCGTGCTGATAGAATTGGAGAAACGGTTGAGTGGTCTACAGTCCTGCCTTGTTAATACAGTGCATGACTCAACAGTTGTAGATACTCACCCAGAGGAGAAGGAAATCGTGCTACAAATCATTGATGATATGAACGCAGAATTGAACGACCTCATAGAGAAAGCCTATGATGTTGTAATGAACGTGCCACTACTACTTGAGTCAAAGATTGGGCCTAATTGGCTTGACGTAAAAGACGCTTGATGGTATAACTTAGTCTCTTTAACACAAATCTCATGGAGAATAAAATGAGTACAGAACTAACAGTAGCCGCAGATCGTGGTAAGTCTCTCGCAGAGTTGATGGGTGTATCAGAATCTTCTGGTAAACAGAATGGCCCATCTATTGCACGTATCAACGTAGTCAGTACCGCACTCAAGGGTGAGATTGACGTAGGTGGTAAGAAGATCAAGACAGACGTTATCCCTGTAGGATCTTACAAGATCACAATGGGTGACGATGTTATCTATGCAGAGAGCATCTCTATTCGTGTCTTCGCCCAGCGCCAACAGTGGCAACGCTGGAACTCTGGAACTAACGAGATGGAAAAGTCTGTCATGGGCAATAATCTCAATGGTGATATGCAGGACAGCATTGGTGGCTTCAACCTGGGACGTCCAAGTGGTTACATCGAAGACTTCAACGCTTTGTCTGAGGCAGTTAAAGAAGTTATGCGCTCTGTTAAGCGTGTAAAGATGTATATGGGTGTAGTCACTATCGCTGAGCCTAAGAACGAAAAGGGTGAAGACATCTCTGGTAAGTACGAGAACTTGCCATTCGTAATGGATGTTAAGAACCGTGACAGCTTGAAGGCTATTGATGCTTCACTTGCTGTTCTTGCTCGTAAGAACCTGCTTCCAATTATGTCTACACTTACCTTGACTGGTGAAGAGGCCAGCATCCCAACAGGTGCTACTTATGGTATCATCAAGTCTGCTGTAGGTGAGACGGTTGAACTGTCTGACGGAGACAATGAGACGCTTAAAGACTTCTTGGGCTTCATTGAGTACAGCAACGGTAAGATCATGGATATGCACCATGAACGCTCTGACCGTAGCATGAGCGCTGAAGATGCCGCTCTTGTTGGTTCTATTATTGATGTGGACGCAGACTAATGAATCACCCTGCTGAGTTAGCAATCTTTACATTCTTGCAAAGAGCTATGGCGGGTGAGACTACAATGACAGAGGAGGTGGCTGATAAGGTCGCCTCCGACGTTAAGGCAGCGTTGTTTAAGCAGTTTGATAGTGGTCCTCGTGACGCATTCCGCTTACGTATGTCTAACATTGGTCGCCCTAAGTGCCAGCTATGGTATGACAAGAATGAACCAGAGGGTAAGACACCTTTCCCTCCACACTTCCTGATGAATATGATCCTAGGTGACATTGTTGAAGCAGTGTTCAAAGGTATTATGAGAGCAGCAAATGTGGAGTTTACAGACAACGATTACGTCACACTCAAGTTAGCTAACGGTAAAGAAATCCGTGGTGAGTATGACATGATCTTGGATGGTAAGGTGGATGACGTTAAGTCTGCGTCTCCGTGGTCTTATCAAAACAAGTTTGCATCCTTTGATGCCTTAGCTACAGGTGACAGCTTCGGCTACATCCCACAGCTTGTAGGGTATGCAGAGGGCGCAGGTAAAGAGGTTGGCGGCTGGTGGGTAGTCAACAAAGCTAATGGCGAGTTTAAGTACGTTGCCGCTGACGGTGTAGACAAAGAGGCTGTTCTGAAACAGATTGAAGAGCTTACAGATTACATCGACAACGACGAGCCATTTGAGCGTTGCTTTGAGCCTATCAAAGAGACGTTCTATCGCAAAGAGACAGGCAATACAAAGCTGGGTGTCGAGTGTGGTTTCTGTGCCTTCAAACACAAATGCTGGCCTACACTACAGACCATCCCATCACCAAACTCTAAGGCTAAAAACCCACCAATGGTAGACTACATCTATTTAGTAGAAGGAACAGAAGAAGATGTCTAAGATCACTATTAACGACAAAGAGTATGAAACAGATGATTTCACAGAGGAGCAGCGTAACGTCTTTCGTGAAGCACAAATGGCTTCGTCAGAGTTGGATCGTCTGTCTTACTTGAGTAAGGTGCTGGATGAGAGACGTGCAGTACTCGTACAAGCATTGCTTAATATGCTAGAACCCTCCTCAGAACCTACAGATACCTAATGGCTAGAAGAGCAAGACACATATCTAGTAGCTATCGCAGCGGCCTTGAAGATGAGGCCGTTGCGTTTTTGTCAGAGAGACAGTTAGAAGTTAAATATGAGCTTCTAAAGATTGAATGGGAGGATCTTAGATATAGAACTTATACACCAGACTTCGAGTTAGATAATGGTATCTTAATTGAAACCAAAGGCTACTTCGACGCTGATGACCGCCGTAAGCATTTAGCAGTCAAGGAGCAGCACCCAGAGCTAGATATACGCTTCGTGTTCTGGAATGCTAAAGCACCTCTGAATAAGGGTGCTAAGTCTAGATACTTTGAATGGTGTGAGAAGCATGGGTATAAGTGGTCACATAGGGTAATCCCTGAGAGTTGGTTGACAGAGCCGGGATCACGATGTAATACAAGTAAGATTTCGCTAAAGACAAAAAGGAAGACCTAATGGGCTACACTCTTAACGACGATGAAGTAGCTATCATCATCAAGCCAGAGTACGGTGAGGATGGCGAGTGGAACAATATCATCAGTACAGGCATAGTCATCTCTCAAGAAGTGCCAAATGGTATGGCTGGCGCAGAGATGCTTCAGGCAGCTATGCTTATGTCGGCTGCATTTATGTATAACGACGAGTACCCAGACTTCATTGAAGAGCTATACCCAGCTATGACTGAGATTGCTAAGCATCTATTCCCAGATCAATATGAAGAGGTTATGGCTGATATGGAAGAAGATACAAAGCCTGTGTACAAAAAGGAAGGTAATGTCCTGACTTTGAATGCTAAAACAAAAACAGTAGGTTCAGCATGAGTGAATATGATCCAGTAGAACGCCCAGCGCACTATAACTCTGGTGGAATAGAGTGTATTGAGTATATCAAGCAAGTGCTGGGACTAGATGGTTTCATTGCTTACTGTCACGGTAACTTGATTAAGTATCAACATCGTTACAAATACAAGCAGAAGCCTTTAGAGGATATGCATAAGGCGGCATACTACCTGCGTAAGATGAACGAAGCATTACAGGAGAAAGAAGCATTACAGGAGAAAGAAGGATGAGCCAGAAAAAGTTTAATGTCATGTTTGTTTTGAAGGTGGATAAGTCTAACAATATCCTGTCTTCGTATGAAGATGCACACGAGTCTGATATACACGATCTGATTACAGATGTTATGTATGACGTAGATGATGTAGAGATTGATAATCTGATAGTGAAGGAGAGACTATGATTAGCGGAGAAGATTTGAAGGCAATGGGTTACTTTGATATGTTTGAGAACCAAGAAGCCTCAAAAGACCAGATGCAGTTCTACAGTGACTGGGCAGAGACACTTGTTATGACAGAAGGCACTGATAGGTTATTCGAAAACGTCTTAGGTCTTGTAGGAGAGGCTGGTGAGGTAGCTGAGAAAGTAAAGAAAGTTTATAGGGATAAGACTAGATTTACTAATGAAGACATCCTAAATGAGTTAGGCGATGTATTGTACTACCTGACAGTTACCTCTCACATCTTTGGTGGTAGCTTGAAGAGAGTAGCAGAGCTTAATATGGAAAAACTGAATGGCCGCAAAGAACGTGGCACACTTAAAGGAAGCGGAGACAAGCGATGACTAAGAACTACCAAGAGTTTTCTACTCGTGCAAATGTGGTGACACGGCGTACATATAACCGCCCTAAAGAGGATGGCACCTTCGAGACGTGGGGTGAGACAGTTGACCGTGTAATTGATCACCAGCAATGGTTGTGGGAACGTGCTAAGGGTAACACCTTGGACATGTCAGAGATCGTTGAGCTTGATACGCTACGAACCCTCATGATGGAGCGTAAAGCTACTGTATCAGGCCGTACACTGTGGCTGGGCGGTACACAGGTGTCTAAGACACGAGAAGCATCCCAGTTCAACTGTTCCTTTGGCCGTGTAGAGACTGTCCATGATATCGTAGATGCTATGTGGTTGCTGCTTCAAGGGTGTGGTGTAGGCTTTGAGCCTGTTGTCGGCACACTCAATGGCTTTGCTAAGAAGGTAGACGTTAAGATCATTCGTTCTGCTAAGGTCTTGGGTGAAGCTAAGGGCTGCCCTAGCAACCAGTCATGGACATCTGTAGACGAGGAAGGCAAGAAGACATACCACCTAAAGATTGGTGATAGTGCTGAAGCTTGGGCTAAGTCAGCAGGTAAACTCTTTGCTATGAAGGATGCTGTAGACGTACTGGTCTTGGACTTCACTGAGGTACGTGCAGCAGGTGAACGCCTCAAGGGTTACGGTTGGATTAGCTCAGGTGATGCCACTGTTACTGTAGCATTCCAACGCATCTGTGACTTGATGAATGATCGTGCAGGTCAGTTGCTTACACGTATCGACATCCTTGATGTGCTTAACCACTTGGGTACTACACTATCCTCTCGTCGTTCCGCTGAGATTGCTTTGATGCCAGTGTCTGACCCTGAAGTAGACGCCTTCATCTCAGCTAAGAAAGACTTCTGGAAGTTCGGCAACGAACATCGGCAACAATCCAATAACTCTATTGTCTTCCACAAGAAACCAACCAAGTGGGAACTGTCTTACATCTTCGATAAGATGGTTGAGGCTGGTGGTTCTGAGCCTGGGTTCATCAATGCTGAGTCAGCTAAGAAGAGAGCACCTCACTTCAAGGGAGTTAACCCATGTGCTGAGATCCTCTTGGGTAACAAGTCCTTCTGTAACCTAGTCGAGGTTGACTGGGGTAAGTTCCTCACTGACTTTGGTGGACTACAAGAAGCTATTGAGATCGTAGCTCGTGCTAACTACCGTCAAACCTGTGTGAACCTAGATGATGGTGTGTTGCAGCGTTCATGGCATGAGCTTAACGAGTTCCTCCGTCTCTGTGGTGTAGGTGCTACAGGTATTGTTAAGTTCTTGGATCACCACACAGGTGTAAGCAACATCGAAGCTATGCTACAGGCACTACGTTCTTCAGCTAAGAAGGGTGCTAACTCTATGGCGGATGCGCTGGGCTTGCCTCGTGCTAAGCTGGTCACTACAGTCAAGCCTTCTGGTACACTGTCTAAGATCATGGACACTACTGAGGGTGTACACAAGCCACTGGGTAAGTATCTCTTCAACAACGTGACGTTCTCTAAGCATGACGAGATCATCCCTACACTGGTAGCTGCTGGCTACAAGGTGATCGACAAGCCCTTCGAGATTGACAGTGTCTTGGTTACATTCCCTGTAGCCTACGAGGATGTTAAGTTCGATGTAGTAGACGGTAAGCATGTTAACCTTGAGTCAGCCATTGGTCAGCTTGATCGTTACAAGTTGATGATGGATCACTACGTAGACCACAACTGTTCTGTCACTATCAGCTATGATGTTGAAGAGGTTCCAGCTATCATTGACTGGATCTTGGACAACTGGGAAACATATGTAGGTGTATCATTCATCTATCGTAATGACCCAACCAAGACAGCAGAAGACTTGGGTTATGCTTACTTGCCACAGGAAGTTGTATCTGAGGAAGTGTATCGTGCGTATGCTAACACGTTGATGCCAGTAGACTTGACTAACTTAGCCTCTACAGATGATCTGTCTGACGAAGCTTGTGCCACAGGTGCTTGCCCCATCCGTTAACCCTAACCACCTGAGCATGTGCCTAAACTGCTTACACACCTGAAGGAGGTGACACAGTGACATTCATCATCATTACACAAGACAACTGCTCATACTGCGATAAAGCTAAGAAACTGATGGTAGAACACAAGATACATTCAGTAACCTACAACATCCGTAGTTCTAAGTGGCTTAAAGACTTGCTAGGCAAGGCAGAGCTTACAACTGTACCACAAATCTGGAACTCACAGGGTGAGTACATTGGTGGGTATGAGGAACTTGACAAGTATATCAAGAGCCTATAGTCTTCACCCAAACCCTTCCTTAGCTCAACAGGACAGAGCAAGTCACTTCTAATGACTAGGTTACAGGTTCGAGTCCTGTAGGGAGGACCAATATGTCAGTGCAGGTTTGCCGACAACAACAGCTACCCTAGGCGTCAGTGGCGCAGTTGTTGAGGGGGTTCAATTCCCCTGACTGACACCATAGTAAAGGCGGTTATAGATGCAACTAAATCTATTTACCATAGATAACTCCTACAAAGAATTAGTAGGGCTTACACAAGTATGTAAGATTTGCTCTAAAGAGAAAGATTTATCCTTATTCCATAAACACTCAGGGAATTTGACAGGTATAGACAGGCGCTGTAAAACTTGCTTTAAGAAAGATGGCAAGTTGAGAAAAGAACTAAGGGAAAAGTATGCTCATGTAAAACCAGACAACTGTGATTGTTGTGGTATACCACACCGCAAATCTTTAGTAGTAGACCACGACCATAGTACATTAAAGTTTAGAGGTTGGTTATGTGAATCTTGTAACTTAGGTATAGGTCTACTAGGGGATGATATAGAGAGTACAAAAAAAGCTCTTACATATTTAAGGAAACACTATGAACGATAAAGAGCCACCAAAGAAGCAGACACGCTCCCGCCGTAAGACTACATACAAAGGAGCAGAGTCAAAGCCTGTATCTGGTATTGTACCTAAGACGGTAAACCAAGGAAAGCTTATCAAAGCTATCAGCACAAGCCAGCAAGTGCTTATCCTTGGCCCTGCTGGTACGGGTAAGACCTACGTCACAGCTACGTGTGCTGCTGATCTGTATACTCTCAAAGAGATCGACAAGATCGTTATCACACGGCCTCACGTAGCTGTAGGTAAAGACATTGGGTTCTTGCCCGGTACTCTTGAAGAGAAAGCACAGCCTTGGGCCTTACCTGTGTTGGACGTTCTGGTAAAGCATCTAGGTCGTGGTGCAGTAGATACAGCACTAAAGGCTGGCAACATCGAAGTAGCTACACTAGCACTCATGAGGGGTCGTAGCTTTGATAACGCTTTCATCATTGTAGACGAAGCTCAGAACATCGAAGTAGCAGAGATTAAAATGCTGTTGACTCGTGTAGGCGAAGGTAGTACAATCGTTATGAACGGGGACATTCAACAGTCCGATCTTAAAGGTACGTCTGGTCTCGCCAAGGTCATTCATCTCTCTAAGAAGCACTTGTTGGATGTTCCTGTCATTGAGTTTGGTGTGGATGACATTGTGCGTAGTGGTATCTGTGCTGAGTGGGTTAAGGTGTTTATGAAAGAAGGTCTATGAGTATAGAAGAAGAAGCAGCAGTGTTCAGGAAGTCTTATGGTGATATCTTTTCTGAAGCCTTGCTGGAAGCCGCTGCTAATCTAGAGAAGTACTACACAGATAATCTATATGTGTCAGAAGAGCGGATCAATGCACTAGAGCGACTAACAGAGTCGATCATGTGGGCAAAGAAAGCAGCAGACACACACGGTGTTAAGTAATAAAAAAAAGGGGAGCTTAGCGGCTCCCCTCTTCTTTTGTTTTACCAGTCTGTCTGGGCTTTGTAGTATTCTACGTATTGCATGTAGGCTGCTAGTTCTAAGTATGACATATCTTTGATTGTACCGTCAAAGCCTTCCTCTTCTCGCAGAAACTTCAGTGCAGCTTGTTTTGGTGCTTTAGGTACAGCCAAAGCTCTAAGCCTGATAGTTTGAATGTGAGATTCCGTAGGAGCATTCTCAAGGTATGTCTTCATCTGTGTAGCAGCTTCCTTTAGTCTAGCAGTCATTACTACTCTCTGCTTATCCTCTGGTAGAGCTTGGAAGTCAGGATTAGATAACATCTCTTGTGCATAACGATTAACCGTTGGTGCAATATACTCGTTGTAGGCACGATCATATGCAGCAATCTGTGTACGCTTGTTAGCTGTATAGCGTGGCATGTCCAGCATGTCGTAAAGCTCTTCACCAGGGGTACGACCTTCTTGGATCTTAATACCCAGCATAGACAAGAAAGGGTTAGGATCTCTCAGATCACCCTCACGAGTAGCTACACGTAGTGTATCACCTGTGATAGTCTCTGTCTCACCAATCAAAAGTTCAATGATGTTGTCTACGTACTTGGTTGCACTCTGAGCAATGACAGCACCACCTTCAGCCTGTCTCACATCTTTAGCTGCATCATTGTTAACCATGAGGCCAACCATCTTGTTTGCTGCATCCAAAGGTCTTGTGAAACCTGCTACAAAGTTACCAGACTTCATAGCTAGGCCATCAAGCATAGCAGCACCCTTGTCACCATCTTCACTGAAGATAGCTTCGCCCAGCGCACGAATGTCATTCTTAAACTCTACATCAGATGCAAGCTGACCAACAGCCAACTGCTCAAGTGTAGACATCCAGACTTCGTTGTTTACTGGCTTGCCTTCACGCTTATCATTGAGAAGTCTACCAGCAGATAGGAACAGAGACATAGGGAAAGTGTTCTGAGCGTTAACAATAGTATCACCTACTTTAACGTCAAAGATGCTAAGGTTATCCTTTTGACGCTCCTTGTCGTAGTCCATAGCTAGATACATGAATGTAAGACCTACAGCGCTTCTAGACAACGCCTCTACGTCAGACACTTCAATAGGTTTACCATTCACTACCTGACGCTTAATAGCCCCAGCGTAGCCAAGCATACCACCCGCTGTCCACTGGTATGTGGATGCTAGTAAGTTGTTGAAGAACCTGCCAAATGGCAAGAGTGTACCCAAGATAGGCGCACGAGAGATAGACTCTACAGTTGTAGCTACACCCTCAACCAAAGAGTTTTGACCTGTTGTATAGTCTTTAGAGAAGACAGACTTCTGAGTAGCATCCAATGTTTTACCTAAGATGTCATCATCAATAAGTTCCATCTTACCACCACGCAATACAGCATCTAGAGGCATGTCATGCTTCAGACGCATCTGCTTATCCATCTCTGACATAAACATGACAGACTTAGACCAAGTGTCCTGCGCTCTTACACCAGCAATAATAGAAGAACCTTCTGCAAGAGATTCCAAGCTCTTAAAGATAGGGTTGCTAGGATCAATACCATAACGCTCAGCATTAACGTCTACACCACCTGTAAGAGATTCGTATAGAGTCTTACGAACACTGTCATATTCTTCTAGGATCTTCATGTAGGCTTCTTTGGTGGAGTGAGGGTCAGCAAGATAGCGAAGCTTTTGTGTAACCATATCTTTGTACACAGCAGCTTTTCTCAGGCTCTCTTTACCTGCAGCAGTCTTGCTACCACCTTTAATGAGGCCAGCAACCAAGAACTGACTACCTGTCAGCACTTCTGCGATAGCTGTACCACCATAGAATTGAGTAAAGCCCAATACGTTTACTGCAGATGTAGCAGGGCTGGATACAAGCATACGTCTCCAGAGACCCTGCATGTAGCGACCATAGTCAGCTTTATCAGGCAAGGCTTCCATAGCCTCTTCTGTTTGTTGCTGCAAGATCTGCTCACCTCTGTATACACCGCCATCAATAGTTCTACGTACTTGAGACATTACATTAAGAAGCTGGCCACCTTTGCTAACTTCTACAGCAATAAGATCACGAAGGTTTGTAGCTACTTGTGTTGTGTCTCCAAGGGAAATACCAAGAGATTTAATCTCCTTGTTGATGCTATCAAGCTCTTTAGGTGCCATATACTTCACAAGGTTAGTCATTAGGTCTGTGACCTTCATGTCTTGTGGTAGTTGTACACCCTTGTCTCTGTAGATAGCTACAAGACCACTCTTCTCATCTGCACCAAACATGATGTCTTTAATAAGGTCTACAGCAGTAGGTACATCGTCATAGACAGCCTTACCACGAGCTACTTTCTCTTTCCAAGATTTAGCTGCTTTAAGTACTGCATCAGTAGCTTGCTTAGTTTCAGTCTTGTCTAGAGCTAGGTTAATAGTCCTAGTCATCTCACCCTTCATCTTACCAATATCAATATCAGCAGCAATGTCAGATACGTTAGACTTAATAGGAAGGTTCATACCTGCAAGTTGGAATGTACCACCAACACCACCAAGCAATGACGAGAAGCCTGTCTGAAGGAGGCTATACTCTTCTTGTACACCTACATCCATCATTGTGTTTTGGATCTGTACATCGTTCATTGCAGCTACTGCACCATCAAGTGCAATAGTGTTGATGATAGAACCTTTAGTTGCAGACGTAATACGGTCTTTCATAAAGTCAGACTCTGCCCGGCGCTTAATAGTATACTCAAAGAGATCAGCTTCACGTTTAGCTGCTTCCTTGATAAGAGCCTTACGAGCAGGTCCACGAATGCCACGCTTAACAAGCTGAGATGTAGCACCTGATACCGCTGCATCTACAGCAGCCTGTTGTGCGGTCTTGTTGAGACCTTTCTTGAGAGCCTCTTCACCAGCCTGTCTAGCCAAACCTTTTACTAACTCTTTACCTGCTGCACCTACGCCTACAGCACCAGCTTTAGCCCAACCACCAGTAAGCAAACCAAGGTAGTTTGTAGGGTCAGCAACAGCAGCAAAGATATAGTCTTTCACGCCATCTACAGCACCCATGACACCATCGTTGACAAAGACGTTGCCTAAGCGGTCATACAATTCAAAAGCTTCACCTGCTGTGGCTCTTTTAGTTTCATCAGCATTCTTGATACGACGAGCTTCACCAATAGTACTTGCAGTGTTTGTGTTAAACCAGCGCATAGTGTCTACAAAGGATTCCATGACTTCTTCGTCTGTACCTTTAACGCCATCCGTACCATACTTCTGACCCATATAGCTACGGATTACACCAATGTTTTCTGTACGTAGAAGGTCATCCTTCTTTAGCTTATCTGTACGGTTGTTTACTACACCTTCGTAAGGACGTGTTGTAGCTTGTGCTGTACGAGTGGGTTGCTCTGATGCAACTTTAGTACCACTCATAAGTTTATTGAAAAAGTCATCTTCTTCTACGGGCTTTGTATCTTCTACAGGCTTAACCTCAGTAGGCTCTACAACTCTAGTACCACTCATAAGTTTATTGAAAAAGTCTTGATCTTCAGCCATTACTCTGTACCGCCTTTTGCTGCTCTGCCACGAATGACACGCTGTAGTTCTGCCTTCACTGCGTCTTCACCAAACTTAGCCTGTACTTCCATGATAAACTTAGTCAGTTCCTCTTGGCTTACTTCAGATGTGGGGCGTGAGAGCATCTCAGCTATACGTGTAGCACCTTCTGTAAGCTCACGGCGATTAACTTCATTAGAAACTCTTTGGTCTCGTGCAGCATTGGCCCTACGCTCAGGTGTTTGAGGTAATGCTTGTAGCTCTTTTTCAACCATAGTACGTGTCTTAGGCTTTAGTGCTTCAAGCATTTTAGGAAGGTTCAACTCTGTTGCACCAATCTGTGTAGGTTGATACCCTCTAGGAGTTGGACGCTCAGACCAAGCTTTAAGATCCTTTTCCAAGGCATTTCTTGCAGCAACACTAAGGCCTTCAATGACACTAGGTAGATTTAGCTCTGTTGCACCAATCTGAACAGGGATGTAACCATCTGGCATAGACTTAGACTCTGTAGAGAGCCTGTCAGACTCAGCCCCTACTCTTCCTAGGCGTGATTGCTCCATTCTATCTAAGTTTGTATCAGAAGCAGCTTCAAGCCGCTGTTCAGTGCTAGGTGCGTATCGACGTGGTGCAGGTTGTGGGAAGTTCTTGTCATCAGCAAGGAACTGCTTATCTAAGTCATCAATGCGTTGACGGGCATCAGCGTTTAAGTCAGTGACTGCTTTAACCAGTTCTGGATTACCCTCTAGTTCTTCCTTGTTAAAGCCAAACATTTTAGACATAGCATCAAGCATAACAGATTCATCATTGCCACCCTCTGTCTCAAACATGGTTGCAAAGAACCCATTCTCACGTTGCTTGACTCTATTATTCACACGATCTGCTACCATTCCGTATGCAGTGTCTGCGGCTTCAGTATAACCAAAAGCGTCAAATATGGAACCAAGCGCCATATCTGCCGCACTTGTTGCCTTAGAGAAAGGTGTTGCTGCGTATGCTAACCCTCTATCTGCCCAATAACCTGCTGTTTGGGTAGCACCCTGCGTGAAGCTAAGTGTAGCATTGGCAGCATCAACTACGGATTCACTTACAGCCCCTGCTTGATTACGAACATCCTCTGCAGTCAAAGGTACACCAGCTTTTCTAGACTGACCATACTCTTGGTAAGCTGCCATGATAGGATCTTCAATAACTTCAGCACCTACTTCAGCA